CAATTTGACTTGCAAGTTTTATGCAAAAGATAAAAACTTCTATGAGGGCGAATATCTATTTACAGTAGACCATTCTGCACCCGACTTGAATATTATTGATACAAGTTATGCAGAATGGCCAGAAGACCATAAGAGCTTTAACTTTATGCAACTAGATAATGGACAGTTCGCAGCACAACCAAATAATCGTTGTTTATTTTTAGATGCAGCAAGCAATCCAAAAGAAATGAAGTTTCCAGATTTTAAGGTATGTACAAAGAAATATGTTGTAGAACAAAAACCAAAATGGACATTAGGTGATACTAATACCGTAATGTATGAAGAATAAACAGGAGAAGAAGAAGAATGATCAAGAAGCAACAATCAGATTTAACAGAAGATAGAACATCGTTTAAACCATTTAACTATCCGTGGGCATATGATTCATGGTTGAAACATGAGCAGTCTCACTGGCTTCACACAGAAGTTCCAATGTTAGAAGATGTAAAAGATTGGAAGAAAAAACTCACAGACTCAGAAAAGAAATTCCTAACACATATTTTTAGATTCTTCACTCAAGGCGATATTGATGTTGCTGGTGGTTATGTTAAAAACTATCTACCATACTTTGCTCAACCTGAAGTGAGAATGATGCTTCTTGGTTTTGCAGCAAGAGAAGCACTACACATCGCAGCATACTCACATCTTATTGAGACACTAGGATTACCGGAGACAACCTACAATGAATTCTTGGAATATGCAGAGATGCGTGAGAAGCACGATTATATTCTTAATCTTAGCTCACAGAATGGCGATAGGACTTCTACTGCTACTCATATTGCAGTATTCTCTGCTTTCACCGAAGGAATGCAACTATTCAGTTCCTTTATCATGTTACTTAACTTCCCACGCACCGGTAAGATGAAGGGTATGGGTCAGATTGTAACGTGGTCAATTGTAGATGAGACACAACATTGCGAATCTATGATTAAGTTGTTTAGAACTTATGTTGAAGAAAATAAGGAAATTTGGAACGACGATTTGAAAAGCAGAATTTATACTATTGCTGAAAGAATGGTTGAACTTGAAGATAAGTTTATTGACTTGGCATTTAGTGTAAATGAAATGGAAGGACTGACTGCTGAGGAAGTGAAAAAATATATTCGTTATATTGCAGATAGAAGATTGATTAGTCTAGGACTAAAAGGAATCTTTAAAGTAAAAAGAAATCCTCTACCTTGGGTAGAAGAAATGATTAATGCACCAACACACACCAACTTCTTTGAGAATAGAGCAACTGATTATGCGAAAGGTGCTTTGTCTGGAGATTGGGCGGATGTATGGGCACACTAAGGAAACAAAATGAACGACAAAATAATAACAGCAGAATGTCACAACTGCGAATCATCTTATCAAATTAACTATACTGAGGAATTTGTGTCTCAAGAATATCCAGAACATTGTCCATTTTGCGGAGAGCCCATCGAAGAAATTCAAGAAGAATATATAGAAGATGAGGACTCTGAAGATGATGAAGAATGGGACTAAATTGGACATATAATAATATTGATTTTACGGAAGACTTGATTGGTGATAACTACGGATTCGTTTACGAGATTACTAATCTCACGAATAAAAGAAAATACATAGGTAAGAAATTTTTTTATTCTGCCAAAACCAAACAAGTCAAAGGTAAAAAGAAAAAAGTGAAAGTAGCAAGTGATTGGCAAACTTACTATGGTTCCAACACAGAACTTGTAAATGATGTTAAACTACACGGAGAAGAAAACTTTTCTAGAGAGATTCTACATCTATGCAAAACAAAAGGTGAATGTGGATATCTTGAAGCGAAGGAACAGTTCGTTCGTGGTGTGATGGAAAGTGAAGATTACTACAACGTTTGGATAATGGTAAGAGTTAGAAAATCACATATTAAGGACTATAATGCTAGAGTTTCTCAAAGAAATGAAGAATGACAATTTTGATGCTTTCTTCTTTGTTCCTGGACCAGAAGAAGATTCTGTAAGTGTTGAAGGAGCAAAATATAGAGATCCAGGTGAAAGTCTTGATATGAGTGAATTGGGAAATATGTATCATATTATGGTATTCAAAAGAGATGATGAAGGTAATCCTATAGATCCGGATTTATTTGAAGCAATTTTAATAGAACCTCTAGAATATGTTTCCAGAATGATAACCTGTGATTTTTATGGCTTCGTTGCTAAAAAAACAACAACATCTGGTAGCTTTGTTACAAATATATTTGACAAAGTAAATGAACTAGTGTAATATAGAGTTTCCTGAACAAAGAGTGTTATCATGATATTAATTGACCTAAATCAAGTCCTGCTTTCTGGCATCATGGCTCAGATTGCATCCCAAAAAAATGTGAAACTGGAAGAAGGACTAGTTCGCCATATGGTGCTCAATGTCATTCGCACCCACACCAATAAATTTCGTGAATATGGTGAAATTGTGCTGTGTTGCGACAATCGTAACTATTGGCGTAAATCTGTATTTCCTTTCTACAAAGCAGGCCGCAAAAAAGCCAGAGAGAAATCTGATCTTGATTGGCACCTAATCTTTGATATTCTCGCCAAACTAAAAAGCGAACTCAAGGAAAATTTTCCATACAAAGTAATTGATGTTGAAGGGGCCGAAGCTGATGATATTATAGGCACATTAGTTCCTCGTCATATCATGCACGAAAATATCTTGATTCTTTCCAGTGATGGTGATTTCTTACAACTTCAAGCATATAACAGTAGAAGTGAATTTAGTGTAAAGCAATATAATCCTGCTTTGAAGAAGTTTGTCATTTCAGAGAATCCACAAAAAGACCTGAAAGAAAAAATCATCAAAGGTGACAAAGGTGATGGTATACCAAATATCTTATCTTCTTCAGATTGTTTTGTTCTAGATAAACGTCAGACTCCTATTACAAAAGGAAAACTAGATAAATTTCTATCTGAGCATTACAGTAACTATGAATCTATAGCAAATACTGGCTTTACCCGTAATCAACTCCTAATTGACCTGTCTTTAATACCAGGTGATATAAAGGAGAAAATCATAAATACTTATGAAGAAACAAAACCTGCTCCTAGAAGTAAGTTGTTGAATTACTTTATTGAGAACCGACTGAAGAACCTGATGGACGTTATTGAGGAATTTTAATGAGAAACATTTATGAAATATTGGATGAATTTGAAGAAGTAAAGACAAAGGCAGATAGAAAACTCGTAATACAAAACAATCTTTCTCCAACCCTTGTTAAAGTTTTGGAATACACCTTTCATCCAAATTACAAATGGACTGTGAAAGAAATTCCTGATAATTATAAAATTCCTGATACCTTACCTGGTGTTTCTTTTGCTCATCTAGGAACAGAACTAAGAAGAATTTATTTGTTTCAAGAAGGACATCCTACTTCTCAAAATTTAACAGAACAGAGAAAGAATGAACTTCTAATTCAACTTTTAGAATCTTTAGAACCAAGAGAAGCAGAAGTGATTATTGGAATATTTAAGAAAGATTTAGGTGTAAAAGGATTGACATATAATTTTGTCAAGGAGTGTTTTCCCAACATGTTACCATGAAAACAAGAAAAGAAAAAATAATTGTAACGATTGGCACTTTTGATCCTATAGAATTATCAGATATTGAATTTCTCAAAAAGGCTAGAAAAAAAGGTGATTGGCTAATTGTCGGTGTACACTCCGATATTTACCTAACAAAGTATGAAAAAGGTTTTGTTCAAAACTACAACTCAAGATCGGATATCGTCAGAAGTATCAAATACGTTGATGAAGTTTTTATGTATAATGATACTGACGGTACCGCATGTCAACTTCTCAAAATAGTACAAATGTGCTATCCTCACTCCGATATATTTTTTATTTCCAGAAATGGAGATAAAGAAACCTCGCCTGAAGGTAAAATGAAAGGCATCAAGTTCCTACTAATGAAATAATGGAGTCTAGAAAACCAAATGAGTAAATTTGCTGGTAAATTCCGTAAAAATGATGATTACGGTGATGATTATGAATTTACGAAATCTTCAAAAAAGAAAAGAAAATTCAAAGAACATGGCGAAGTTAAGAAAAAGTTAAAACAATGGGAATATGAGAATCGCCATGGAGAGGATGAAGAATTTAGACGTTTCAAATATTGAAACAAAATAGTAGTTGACAATTTGTTTGTTCATTGCTATAATGTAGTCTCATTCATTAGAGATTTACATTATGATAATTTACGGACACATTCGCAAATCAAAACCGAAGAAGTTGACAAAGGTGCAACAAGCAGAATATGATGCATGGTGCCGTAAAGTTGGTATCGGCGTCGTTTCTAAAAAGATAACTCCGTCAACTTTCAAGTCAACTGGTAAATTTCCCAAACTTGTTATTCCTGCTGAACGTGATCATAAAAAATTCAAATCAATAGATACCGGTGTACAAGTAGCTAATTGGAATAAGAAAGAAAAAGTCACCTATACGGGTGATAAGATGATCGGTATCGGAACTCTACACAAATCTAATGCAGTACCTGTTTTTAATGATACTGAAGCAAAAGATATGGCCAAAATGAGGCGATAAAATGAAGATAATTGTGAAAATACCAAAACCTGTATGTCGCACACCTATTCCTGCCCCACAAAAACACAAAATTGATGTAAGATATACACGTAAAGTGAAGCATAAGGAGAAAATTAATGTACGCACCTTTGGATAATTGTATTCTATACAATACAGATTGTTTGGAAGTTCTAAAGTGGAACTTAAACTATCACTATGTCATCACCTCCCCACCGGATTTTGATGAAATTGGGGAAAATCCTGATGAATCTGTGAAAAAGTGGGAAAGTTTGATGAGAGATACTTTCTCTCAAGTTCATCCAGTCAATAATGTCATAACAATTGTTCTGCGTGACCGCAAATCGGGCGGGAAAGTGGTAAAAAAACACACTTTTATCACAAATTTAATGGAAGAGTTAGGTTGGATTCATAAAAGTCAAAGGATTTGGGTGCGTTCAATGAATGCAAACCTATATCGCTTTAACTATTCTTTTATTTTAACCTTTAAAAGACCCGGAAAACAGTTTTCTCGGGAAGGTTTTAGTGATCTGTCTATTCCTGATGTACTTGAGCATATAGTTAAGCCTATAGGAACGTATATAGACAATTATCCGACAGACTTGATTTCACAATTCCTCGATGTTTATACAAATCCAAATGAAATTGTCTTTGATCCATTCATGGGATCAGGTAGTACCGCTGCTGCCTGCATATATTCTGATAGAAAATGGATAGGAACAGAAATAGTTCCCGAAGTTTATCAACTTGCAGTTAATCGTTTAGAAAAAATTTATGATGAAAGGAGTGTTGGCTATGTCGGACTTAAATTTGAGTGAACTGGATCATTTTACAGATGAAGAAATCGTCTTATTGGAGGAAATGAGTGAAATGTTGGACGATATGACTTCCGATGAAGTGGAAGATTTTATTAAGATGGTTGAAGTTATGGGAGAAGCAAAAAAGAATAGTAATTTTTTACTTATGGATAGCAGTTCTTTTTATCATTAAAGGGGTGAACATGAAAACTGAAGATATAGCAAAATTGCAACAACAAAAGGAAGCACTAGATGAAGTTGAACAGATTATCAAGCAGTGGGTTATTAAAAGACGATGGCAAGAAGATTTAGATCATTATGAAGATTTGAGAAAACAATTCATGTATGGGTAAATTATGTCTAAAATATATACCTCAGTAGTTAAAGAGTGTGAAGATGGTTCTGGAGATGTTTATATTGAACTTCCAGATGAAATGTTGGCAGACCTAGGCTGGAAAGAAGGTCAAACCTTAAATCTTGATATAAAACAAGAACCAGAAGGAAATGTTATCATCTTGACAAGTGTTGCGTAAATACAACAATCGGGTTTTTTGTTGACAAATGATTGGATCCATGAGATAATGTATCATCTTCAATAGAGAGATATCAAAATGCAAACGACACAAGAATCCAAATCACAACTCGCCAAGTTGATGGCGACGGAAAACCTGATTGTTGAACACAAGAAAGTTCCTACCGCTTATTTCAATACAAAAGAGCGTAAGCTGGTAATTCCTATTCTTAAAGATACTCTTACTCCCGAAATGTATGACCTGTTTGTTGGTCATGAAGTTGGTCATGCATTGAATACTCCCACTGAAGGTTGGCACGATTCAGTTATTGATTTGAAAATTCCTAAAGTTATTCTCAATATTGTAGAAGATGCAAGAATTGAGAAACTTATCAAACGCAAGTATCCTGGCCTGCGTTCCTCATTCTCAAAAGCATATCGTCAACTTTATAACGATAATTTTTTTGCAACTGAAGGTGTTGATCTCAATGGTATGAATATTCTAGACCGTTTGAATATTCATTTCAAGATTGGCGCACACCTCGGCATCAAGTTCAATGAAGAAGAACTTGCAATTGTTGATGAAATGAATGAATTGGAAACTTTTGTTGATGTTATCAAACTTTCTGTAAAGATTCAAGCACTCTATCGTGAACAAAAACAAAAGCAAAAAGAAAAACGTCAAGAAGAAGCTCACACAGAGGAGTGGAATGAAGATACTGAGTATTCATCAGAGACCATGGATTTTGATGATGGTGAAGAAGAAGATGAAGATGACAAAGAACAAGAAAAACAAAAACCTTCTGAAATCTCAGATGAGATTGATAACGAAGATCAAATGGAAAGTTTCAATGATGATGATAAAGTAGAATCACACACCGATGATGCATTTCGCAAACACGAAAAACAACTTTTGAGTGAAGATTCTCTTGATTACAATTATGGTAATGTTCCAGAAAATATCAAACTTGAGAATATTGTAATTCCATACAAATACATAATCAATCGTTATAAGAAAGAATCTTACTACAACAGTCAAGTAAGCACAACCACATTCAACAACTTTAAAACAAAATCGTCAAAGGTTGTTTCTTATCTTGTGAAAGAATTTGAACTCCGTAAAAATGCGGATCAGATGAAGCGAGCCAGTGTTGCAAAAACTGGTGAACTTAATATGAGTAAAATTTATTCATACAAGTTTAATGACGATATTTTCAAACGATTGACTGTTGTTCCTGGTGGTAAATCTCATGGTCTTGTCATCTTCCTAGACTGGTCTGGATCTATGACAAACTACTTGAATGCAACCATTAAGCAACTCTTAAATCTTGTTCTGTTCTGTAAGAAAGTAAACATTCCGTTTGAAGTGTACGCATTCTCAAATAGGTTCTACCACGATTATTATGAAAAACCAAAAGAGTATGGTATTCAAGTAGAATATCAAGAAAATGATGTTATGCTAAAAACATTCAATTTGCTAAATCTGCTTTCAAGCAAAATGAATGCAAGTGAACTTTCTTATATGGCATCTGTTCTGCTGCATGGATCATCAAGTATATATCCAAACAACCCACGACTGGTAGATCGTATTCATGGTTTTCCAGAATGGATGGGTATGCAATATACTCCACTCAATGAAACAATCTTTGCAGCAATGAAAATTGTTCCGATGTTTCAGAAGCAATATAAGCTGCAAGTAGTCAATACTGTATTTCTTACTGATGGTGAAGGTCACATACTAGCTAGAAAAAAAGCAGAACTTGGAAATATGTATAACGATCTTCCATTTTCAACAAATGGATCCAATGTTGCTGTTCTACGTCATCAAAGCACAGGTATTTCAGAAAAGATTCAAAGTTATAGTTGTGAACATTTTACTGCTGCTGCATTGAAAATTTTCAAACAAGTCACAAAAACAAATGTTATTGGTTTCTATCTTGTAAGCAGCCGTGAATTTAGACCAAACGCTCAACGACTGTTTCCTAAGACTGCAAACATAGATGACGTTCGTGAAAAGTTCATGAAAGAAAAGAATGTAACTTGCACAACATCTGGCTATGATGAATATTACATCATTCGTGCCGAAACTGATGTTGACGCCGACAGTGAACTTGAAGTAAAATCAAACACTACCCGAGGCCTCGTAAACGCCTTTACTAAGTACAATACAAACAAAGTTATCAATCGTGTTGTACTCAACCGTTTTATTGGAATGATTACATGAAGAAAGCATTAGTGACTGGAGGTGCTGGCTACATTGGTCATCATCTTCAAAAAGAATTGAAGAAAAATGGCTATTACGTGATTGTGATGGATCGCAAACATCCATCACAACTTATGGCAACGAAATATTGTGATGAATATATTCGGACAGACATAAGAAATTATGATCATATTCTTGATGAGATAGAGTATGGTAAAATGTTTGATGATGATAAGTTCAGCTTTGATATTGTCTTTCATCTTGCCGGTTCTATAGAGGTAGGAGAAAGCGAAGAAATGCCCACCTATTACTACGAGAACAATGTTTCCGGTACAATCAATATTCTAAGATTAATGAAAGATTATGGATGTAAGAACATTGTTTTCTCGTCTTCTTGTGCAGCAGAAGAACCACAATCTGTTTACGGACAGACAAAACGAATGTGTGAAATCATTTTAGGAGATGCAAAGAAAGAAGGAGTCAATAGTGCTATTCTTAGGTACTTCAATGTTGCTGGTGCTGATCCTGATGGGGAGTTTGGCGAAAATCATGATCCAGAAACTCATCTCATTCCCCGTATTCTCACTAGGAATGATTTCACTGTCTATGGTAATGATTTTCCTACTCCTGATGGTACCTGTATAAGAGACTATATACATGTATCTGACTTAGCAGAGGCTCATGTAAAGGCAGCACAGTTTCTAAATGAAAATAAAACTTCTAGCATTTTTAATCTCGGTTCTGGTACAGGTTATTCTGTTCTGGATGTTATTACAATGGTAGAAGAAGTAACAGGAATTAATTTTGAAATTTTCTATAGTGACCGCAGACCAGGTGATCCTGCTAAATTGGTAAACACTAACACCAACTATACAGAAAAAGTCTTAGGTTTTAAACCTAAATATGGACTAAAAGATATAATCACCACTGCCTATCAGTGGGAAGCAATACAAAGGAGAACATCAAATGCTACTGTCGGAATATCAGGTTGATAATAGAAAAGCAACTGTATCAAAATTTTCAGATACTTATATGATTGATTTTTTTGTTGATGGAAAACATATACAAAGAATCAACAAGACAAGAATAAATGATGCAGAACAAATAGCTGAAGATTTTGTACATGAAGGAACAACACCCGTTTTCTTAGCCGAGTAAAAAAATGGACCAAGAAACAAAAGAGAAACACTCCAAAAGAATTCATCAAAAAGAAACAAAGATTAAAAAACAAGTACAATTGGCAAAAGACTATGGTTATCACAAACTAAGCAGCACAATGCACAACTGGCGTTATCTTTTGCAGCCTCATAGAAATCATAAGAAACATATTTTCAACTGCGGTGATCCAAAGTGTCATATGTGTGCTAATCCAAGAAAAGTATTCGAAGAAGAAACCATGCAAGAAAAAAGCCACAAGCAAAGGAAATTACACGAAGAATGAGAAAAATATTCGTCAATGGTACCTTTGATATATTACATAGAGGTCATCTTGAATTATTATTATTTGCCCGTGAACAGGGAGACTTCCTAACTGTGGCAGTAGATACTGATACAAGAGTAAAACGATTAAAGGGTCATACAAGACCGGTTAATTCTTGCGTTAACAGAATGTTAATGTTGATGCACCTAAGAAGTGTAAACGCTGTTGTTTGTTTTGATACTGATGAAGAACTTATTGAATTAATATCAAAACATGATGCAATGGTTAAAGGTAGTGACTACATAGGTAAAGATATTGTAGGACAAGAAGTATGTAAAGAGATTATATTTTTTGATTTGGTAGAAGGATATTCAACAAGTGAAACGATTAAACGTATTACTAGTCGGTGATATCTGTGATGATGTTTATCATTATGGTAATGTAAACCGAATAAGTCCAGAAGCTCCCGTACCTGTTCTGGAACTCACCCACACCAAAAAACTTGCTGGTATGGCAGCAAATGTTTCTAAGAACTTACAGTCACTTGGTGTTAATATCACCGAAGTCGTAGGAAATAAAGTTTCTGTTAAAACTAGATTCATTGATGAAAAGAGTGGGCATCAACTTCTTAGACTAGATGAAGATGCAATTTCTGATCCTATTTCAATAAATGATATTCCTCATAAAGAATATGATTGTATTGTCATCTCTGATTATGGTAAAGGAAGTTTGGATTATAAGAATATAAAACATATTATTAATGCGTATAGTTCTCTGCCAATATTCATAGATACGAAGAAAACGGATCTTGAAAAATTTGATCAAATATTTCCTCCAGTCAATGTTTTTATCAAAATCAACTCACCCGAAAGTAAAAAGGTAACTTCATTTCACAGAAATGTAATAGTTACAGATGGTAAGAATGGAGCAAGATATAAAGGAAATCATTATCCTTGTCCACAAGTAAATGTTGCTGATGCTTGTGGTGCGGGTGATACATTTTTAGCAGCACTTGCAGTATACTACTGTGAATCAAAAGATATGCAAATTGCAATCAACTATGCAAACATAGCAGCATCATTAACTGTGCAACACCTTGGAGTATATGCACCAACAAAAGAGGAAATATATGAGGCTATCGGGTAAAGTAGAAAAAGGTTGGGGTCACGAAGAAATCTGGGCAACCAACGATAAGTATTGTGGTAAGATGATGCACTTCAACAAAGGTGCTAAATTCAGTATGCACTTTCATGCACAGAAAGATGAAACTTGGTATGTGTTATCTGGTGATTTTCAAGTAAACTGGATAGATACAAAAGATTCAGTAATGAAACACACAAGACTAACTAAAGGATCAACTTGGCATAATCCTCCTCTAGTGCCTCATCAATTGGTATGTTTTGAAGAAGGTGCGATTATTGAAGTATCAACACCAGATTCTGTGGAAGACAACTATAGAATTATGCCAGGAGATTCACAAAAACAGTCTTGACAATTCACTTCTTCTTTGATATGATATCACTATGAACGATAAAACTCCCAGCCAGCTAACTAGCGAAATCATTGATCGAATGAAGCAGTCGCAGCAGTTTCGTATTATGCGACCTGTGCCCGATGACTTTGAATTTCGTGGTGGTCCTGTACCTTTTAACATTTCTATCAATGCTAAAGGTGTGATGACATTTACTGTCTATGCTATATCACTTGAAGAAGCTAACAGGAAGATAAATGCGTATTTGAATCCATATGATGGAGATGAATCAGCATGAGATGGAAACTAAAAAATCCTGAACCGAAGATAGGCGATATTCGTCATTTAAAAGAATTTGCATTACTTCCTACTATTGTTGGTGAGTATATAGTTTGGTTAGAAACTTGGCAAGTAACAGAAGAATATATGATGACTCTTGATGCAGCAGGCGCACCAAGACCAGAGTGGATAGAAGTATCACGGAGAACTTTAGACTATGCACATTAATAACCTAGATGAATTTGAAAAACATCTCAAAGAAAATTATCCTGAGATGTATGAAAATGTCTATTGTGGTATTTACATAGACAAAGGATGGTTTGACCTTGTAGACATACTATCAAAAAAGATA